CACCTGCGGTTATAGAGTATTCAGAACCAACACCACCAGCGCCGCCTGTGTAAGCTGTTACGCCAGGCCTACCCCCGCCACCACCACCGCCACCGCCGTTTGCACCCGCAGAACCACCACCGCCGCTACCGCCAGCACCGCCCGCCGTTGTTCCATCGTATTGATTGCCTCCCGTAGTTCCCGCAGAGGGGGAGGTCGCAGCAGATGTGGTTGAGTCTCCACCCGTTCCACCACCGCCACCACCACCAGAGGATGCCGCAGCGCCTGTACCACCTCCGGTACCACCAGCACTACCACCGCCACGGTCAGAAGCAGCAGAGCCGCCTCCACCTCCCCCTGAGTATGTGGTGTTCGCAGCAGAACCACCTGTGCCGCCAGAAAACTTAGACGAGCCAACACCAGAGGCAGAGTCGCCCCCGCTTGCCCCTGTGATTCCAGTTGAACCCAGACCGCCTTTTGCTAAGGCTCCGTCTGACGCGGATGTTGGTGCGGCATTGGTTGTTTTGTTTAACCAAGTGTCACCGCCATTACCACCGTTGGTGTTGGTGGCCGTTCCTCCGCTGCCACCAGAGCCAATGCTGATGTCTACGGTTTGGTTTGCTATTAACCCAATCGCCGTTACAGACGAATAAGCACCACCACCCGCGCCGTTTGTTGGCCTACGACCACCACCGCCAGCACCAATAACGCGAATGACCGAGCCAGTATCAACCCAGTCACTCGGTACCGTCCAAGTCGAGCCGGACGTTAAAAGTATGGTTTTCGTAGCCATCTACGAAACCAATTAGTCTAACGTGATCGTCAGATTGCTTGATGGAATACGGAAGATGTCGTTTGTTCCAATGGCCTTGCTTGCAGACAGTTCTGCATAAGCAATCATGTTGCCGGTTGTCAAAGCATCAAAAATGGCAACATGAGTAATCGTTCCCCAAGACGCTGTTGCGGGATCAAACTCAACCGCCGAACTATTAGTAGCCGACGTTGGAGCAGTCCCTGAAACAGTGAATGTCGCAGCCTCTCTCGCGTATCCGTTTCCAGATACTTCTGTGCCGCCGCCCGTTTCGCCTAAACCAACATACCAAGCCGTTGGTCGTGTGGCTGATCCAGTAGTAAGCAGCCAGTTTAAAACTAAATCTTCCGAGTAATTGGTAAATGACATTTAAAACTCCTTTATCGAGTGGTGACTTTCATTGCAATCGGAACGCCCGCATACTCGGAATTCTGATCGGAAAGTTTAATGTTTGCAATCGCACGATCATACAAACTAGCCCAAACCTGAATACGCTGGTCATTCATCAAATACGGCTCTGCCTCTGATAAAGAAGCGTATAGCAAAGCATCTGGGTAGTTTACTAAATAAGCGTTTGAGGCCACTGTATTTGACAATGCCGTTGGCTTATAAAAATATAATAACTCTACGTTGTAATCACCGTCTGGTGTCGGCGCAAACTCAAACTCTTGCCCCAGCACCGTGTAATAAGTAGGTTTGCCAGGAGTTGTAATTGCATCCCTAGTAAATGCTGACGGGCTTAAATAGTTTAACGAGACCCGTGGGTTACCGTCTAAGTAAATGTCCCGCATCTCCAAGAAGTCTGGGGGAATTGAAATCTTAGAGTCGCCGCCAGGGATCGTTGCATAAGCAGACTTCAGTAGCTTTCTTGTGCGAATCTCTCTTGATAAACGAGTCTCGGCAAAAGTAATAAATAGAGGAATCTGACTGGTTAAGTCAGTTCGCCCTAAGTAGTTAGCTATCTGTGCTTGTAACTGGGTGTAATTGGTCATCTTTGTCCTCTAGGCAATCATCCCATCCATAGGTTCTTTTCCCTATGTGACCCACGTATTTTGACAGATCGTGGTCAATATAGGTATCAAAACCTGCGTCATATGCCTTCACACAGAAATAAACATCCTCGCCCAGCATCTTGTCGCCAGGCAGCGTATCGAACCAGAACCACGGCTTTGGTGTCTTTTCAAAAACCTTGCGCTTAACCATCATCACGCCGCACCCGATAGCCGTCACCTTCTCTAGCCCAGACTTACCTTTAGACGACACCGTTGTCCAGGTTGCAATTTTGTTTTCTTCGTCTACCACACAGTTCTTGGCGGTTCCCTTTACGGGGGCAATCCTCGTTGTGGCGTTAGCCCCCACAATGTCTTTGTTCCTTGAGATTAGGTGCTCAATGGTGTTCTTTGGGAATCGCATATCAGCGTCAATCCAAAGAATGTAGTCACACCCAGCGTCTAATGCTTCTTTGGCCAGCTTCTCTCTCTGGTCAAAAATAAGCGTTCCGGCTACTGTAAACAGCAGGGTCTCGCCCTTTCTAAACCTTGAGTCATAGCCAACCATTGTGGCTAGATCAAACGCGGTTCCAATCTCCATCTCGCCCCTAGAGGGGATGCACACGCCAACCTTGTGTTTTGCCATTAGACTTGACCTGGCCTTGTTCTAAAAAACTTGTTGTCGGAATTGTTTAACCACGCCTTAAACCTTTTGAGGTCTGTGATTGCGTGGCCCTTCATAACACCAGAAGCATTTAAGTCTGCCACCACAGAGTTTGGTAGCGAGGCAATCTTTGCCCACTCGCCCCACTTGGCTCGCTCATCTGTTTGGTTGTATTGGGCTTTGTTTAACTCAATGATCGGGGTCAGGTTCTGCTCTGCCTGAATGACAAGCCCGCCCTCTCCGTCGGCAAAGTATGTACGCTTCTCGCCGTCGTAATACTCAACACCTAGTTTTTTCATAATCTTCCCAAAAAAAAGGAGGAGGTTTCCCTCCCCCCTCCTACATCAAGCCGCGTTCAGGTCAAACGCGCCGCCATGAGCAGCCTCGTTCCGTACCTCAAGCGTCAGCTCAGCGATGATCTGAGTCTTGTCGCTGTCGCCTGTCTTAGCCAGTTCATTTGTGGTGAACGGACGCAGATAGGACAGAGCAGCATACTCAGGGTCAAGGAACAGAGCATCACGGGTACGCATAAACCGGTTCGGGACGATAGAGAGCATACCGAAGTCGCTCAGATATACGTCAGCCGCGCCGATAATGGTCGTTGCTTCTGCGCCGGTCACATAACGCTGTGCGGCAATACCAGCAAAGGCAGAAACAGTCTGCTTGAGTGCTGGCGGTACATACAGAGCAACAGGCTTGCCACCCTCCGTAAAGATTTTCTGAACCACATCTTTCAAGATGGCTTCAGTAAACGTACGGGTTGTGTCAGCGTCAGTGCGAACCGAAACGCCGATGGTTGTGGGGTCTCCACCACCAGTGGTCGTACCAGCACCCTTGTTGGTGTTGGTTTTGATCCAAGACAGCAGGGATGACATTTTACGAGCACCCGAAGTAGCGGTACCGTTTGTGGCAGCCTGGTTAGAGGTGATGATTGCCTCGATGTCGCGCTTGAGTTCTTGCGAAGCGCGGGTCAGTTGGTAAGCCTTTTCAGACTTGCGGCCTGCCTTGTCAACAGCTTCCAGGGTGCCAGAAACCTGAATGGTTTTCTGAACGATCTGGGTGAAGTTGCCATAACGAACCGTGGGACTCATCGAGGCAGCAGCAGCGTCGTCACCCTCAATAGCGGCGTTAGACGTATTGGGAGCAGCCAGCTTGTCGGTCTGCCACTCATGATAAGTTGCAGTGGCTTTAGACTTGCCGATGGACGACATGATAGGCGTGTCGGTGGGGGAGATGTCATAGATAACATCGCTAAGATCTTCACGAGCGCCAACCGTGGTATAGCGCAGATAGGTATTTGAAGGGACAGTCATTTAAAACTCCTTAAATTAGTTGCTCAAAAATTCGCGCCGCATCTTTAGCGTTTCCGCTTTTTTTAAGACTCTGACGCATCTTCTTAAATTGTTCATCAGACGCTGTTTCTTGGCGACCAGTAGCGCCAGAACGCATCATCTTTGGAGCCTCAGAAACCTTTTTGGTTACCTGTGGCCGACCTTTTTGTAACTTGTCATATTGCATTGCCTTGTAAAGAGTAAGCACAGCGCGGTGATCGTAGACCTGAGAAAGTTCATTCTCATTAAACCCGATCGATCGGGCAAAGTCTCTAATCTCTTTCCGGACAACTTCGCCTTTGACTTCATCTGCAAGGTCTGGGATTGCGGTTTTTAACCGTTCCGATTCTTGCGATAAATGTCCTCTAAGACGGTTTTGTTGCTCGGCCACCTGCCTCATCGTCAACTGCTGACGCTCTGTACGAATGGCTGCAAGATGCCTTTCTCGCTCTACTTGTTCAGCGACCTTCACCGAGTAGGCGATAGGGTCGTTTTCCTTTAGAGCTTGCAAATCTTCTTGTGGACTCTGTGAAAGCATTTGCTCAATCACTTGGAGTCTCTGGGCATAGGTATCCCGTAGTCTGGCAGCTTCCTCTATCCTTGCTTGTCCGGCCTCGACCGCCTTACGTTGCTCGGCTAAAGTTTGCGTCTTTCTTTGGTAATCAGACTGGCGTGAATATCCATTTAAGAGTTCATCAAGACTGACCTCTACTTCGTCACCATCCACCTTGACTCGGTAGCGAGGTTTCTCTGGCTCTTGCTGGACTTCTTCCTCTTGCTCGTATTCTTGAGGTTCGGCTTGCGCCTCTACTTCTTCGCGTTCAGGTTGGTCTTGCGACTCCTGCTCGTTAAGAATCCCCTCGAAAACGGATGCTGCGTCTGTTACGCTTAAAACACTTCCTTGCGGATTGGTGTTCTCCATCTACGACTCCTAGAGTTAAAAAATCTTAAATCGTTTTCGATTGATCTCGCCTTGTTTGGATAGAGATTCAATCGTTGCAATAAACTCATCTAAAGCCCTGATCTTGATTAAAGCGCGTTCCCGCACATCTATATCATTTTCGGGGCTGTTTAATATAACGCTAATATAAAACTCTCTTTGGCTTTTGACAAGTTCATTAAAGAAATCATCTTTAATTAGAGTCAATGCCCTTTGATGCTTTTCCATTAACCACCACCAGAGTTGTCAACCGGCGCAGATGTTCCGTATATGGGAGAGCCGTCTGCTGCGTAACCAATAACAGGGTTGTTTAGATAACTTCCTGTTGCGCCTTGGTTTGCCGAATCTCCAAATATAGGCGCTCCCGCTTGTGTGTACCCCGTGGCGTTTGGATTAAACGTGCCAGGCTGGAACCCTTGTGGCCCAGACTGAATCGGTGCTACAAACGGCAGCACACCAAAGTCAAAGCCCGTTGGCATATTCTCTGTGTACCCAGCAACGCCGCTTCTGAATGTTGGTGCCTCACCCAGGGGAGTAAAGTCGGTCTCAAAGCCGCGCTCAGAGTAGTACCCTTGCGATGGGTCTGTGGCCATATAGTCAGCACCACCAAACGACATGTTTAAGATTTCGCCAAGTTTACCTCTAAAGTTGTCTGGCGTAACAACGTCATCATTTGTATATAACGCGCCCATGTTTTGCATTTGCTCGTAAGTAAACGGATAGTCAACACCGGCTCTAGTCAACACATCAGCCATAGCGAAGTTGGATGGGTAATAGCCAAACTGGTCTAAATACTGCTGGCGAACCTGCGCCTCTGCTTGAGCTTCTGCCAATGTCTTGGCCTCTCCGGTTTGAAACCCGTACAGCGAGTCAACAACAACCTGTGCCTGTGGCTTGTTAAACGCCGCGTATACGTCGTTCATGTCTTGAGATTGGGCAAGATCGTTATATAAAGACTCGTAGTCTGCTTGGCTCATTACCCCCGACCTTAAGGCCAGCTGAATGGCAGCATCTACTTGCGGTGCAGAAAGAACGTCTAATCCAGTTTGCGCCGCCCATGTTTCTGGCGAATACTTTGAAATTACAGGCTGTTGAGTAATCGGCGACATAAACTGGTACATATTGTCACCAATATAAGACACATTTGGGTATTCGCTTGGATCTGTAAGGTATCGAGATTCGCTTGTATATCTACCCCCGTAAGGGTCGGCCTCAAACGATGGCATTTGCAGGTTTGTGTAATACCCACTGCTCAGTGCTTGTTGCAGCGCAGAAATGTCTTGGTTTTGAGCGCCGCCCATTATGTATTGGGTCAGCTGTTCTGGGGTCATTCCTGTTTGTTGTGCGGTTGATAACCAATACTGATAGCCCTCTTGCTCAGGATTGCGCTCAAACAAACTGCGGTATTGGCTTGTAATGTATTGAGTATCAAAGTTTTGACCCTCAACCGAGGTGTTGAGTTGCCGAGTAAGCTCCTCTGGTGTAAGCGCTCCAGACTGTAACTGACTTAGATAATAAGCAGCCCCGTCAGCGTCTGGCTCCCGCCCTAACTGCTCTTGGTAAACGCTAGATAAAAGAGATGAGTAATCCATCACAGGCTCCTTGCTATACCGTATCCGGTCTTGGTTGCCTCAAGCTGGGCTTCAGCCTGAAACTCTTGTTGTCTAAGCATGATCTCTGCCTCCATCTTCTGACGGGCAATTTCTATATCCACAAGGGCTTTCTGACGCTTAACCTCAATGTCTGCTTCAGCTTTGGCCATCGTTGCCTGAATCTGTGCCTGCATCTGTTGAATGTACGCCTGGATTGCGGGATCTTGTTGCGGCTCCTGCGGTGGCGGGTTAGACAGTTGCTGGTCAAGTTCGGGCGGAATTTCTTTAAAGAATTCAGCCGAGTCTTTGAACCCTGCCGCCTCAATGAACCTGCCTAGAGTGTTGCGATACTGCCCAACCGAAACCACAGGGTTTGAAGGCCCGTAGCCCTGCAAGATCTGTTCTTGCTTCTGTAAGACCATCGAGAGCATGGCCATCTGCTGCTCTCGGTTCCCTGTACCCAAACCAACGTGAACCGTTACGTCGTACTGTGTAGACCACTCCCTTGGGTCCATTGCAACGTACTTACCACGCAGACGAATGACCCTAGCCTTGTCCTGATACTTACAAAGCAAATGCAGGATGTTCTTAAAGAGGTCTTTAACACCGGTCTCACCAAAGACCCTGGCCACCATTTCCATCTTGGCACCGGCGGCGTTTTGCATAGCAGCAATAGCCGTTGCAGTGGTGTTTTGCAGGATGTTGGCATCTAAGCCCTGAGATTGGTCGCTAACACCCGTTCGCTTGGCTTGGATGTTGTCCATGTACTCAAGCATGGGGAAGGACTGTGCGGCGATATTGGGAACCGTAAGGGGTGTTACAGCCTGCGGGTTCTTAACCCGAACAACCCCACCAGGCGTAACCGTCAGCAGGTCGTCTAAGTTAACCTGCCCATCTACCGCGACCATCCGAGCGTTGTTGCTCAGGTACATATTGTCTAAGATACCGCGAGTCAGGGTGGACTTGATAAGCTGCAAGTCCATTGTCCGGTCTGCTAATGAATGACCGAAGAACTTGTGTGGCATCGGGATCGGGCAGATAGAGCAAAAGGGAACGTAGTCAATTTCCTCGTTCTCTAAAATCTCTGTGCCAACATAAAGGACACGGCGCAGTTCAGCAATGCCATCCTCGTCATAGTCGGTCTTGATGTAGCACTCAAACGTTTCTACCTCCTGCATGGACATATCGTAGGAGTCGTCGTCTGGCTGCTCGCCATTTGAGTATCTAGCAACCCGTTCTTCTGAGTAGGTCAGGTCATCGTAGGTCGGCAAGGTATTGACCTTGTCCTTCTTAAAGCCCATTGCAATCAGTTCAGAGCGCGTGACTAAACGACGGTGCGCCATAAACGGGGCATCCTCAATCGAGGTAGCCTTCTTTGAGATGATAAATTCTTCGGGCGGCACATTCTCAACAACAACCCTGCCCTTCTTGTCCGTCTTTTTGACCTTGACATCATAGACATAGACTGGCTTGACTTCGCCCGTCATGGGGTCTATTGGCTCGGCAATGACCCGCTGATCCTGGCTGACGATTTCCATCGTCTCATCCTGAAGAAGCATTGTAAGTTCTTCTTCAAGCAGGTTCTTATACGTCTCTTTGTTTACCTCTGTCTCGTCTTTCCAGTAGACCTTGACAGTTCCTACCTTCTGAAGCAGCGCATCCTTCATCCAGTTGTGGAGAATCAGCGTGCCAGGGTTGTCTCGATAGAATACCCAGTTGCAATAGTCTGTGGCCTGCTTAGCCTTTTCCTCATCGCCTGGGCCGCTAGGCTCAAACCTGACCACCTCGTCTGAGGATGTAAACACACGCATCAAGGCAGGCAAAGCGCCGTCAACCGCCTCTGCTACCTCGCCGGTCACGATCTTTGATCTGCCCTCTACTTCGTTTCCGTATTCGTATCGGTTGTAATACTCAACAGCTTTCTTCCTAGACTCTGTTGTCTCGGTCTGCATATAACCGATTGCATTGTCAATCTCGTTGTCTAAGATTGCCTTTAGTTTATTCTGATCCATCACACGATCCATTTCACGTTAGTGTTCAGCGGCTTGCCCCAAGAAGATTGACTCCTCATTCCAACGGCCAAATACCTAAACGCATCGCTGCCGTGGCTTGACCAGTCATGCAGCGGTTTGTCGTAAAAGAGTTGTCGCTTCTCATCAAAGTCTCTACGGTAGTTCTTGAGCGCATCTAAACCAATCTTGGTCTTAGGATGAAACCAGCAATCGGGCAACAAACGTCTTACTGCTTGTATTCCATCGTCTACCCCTATTTTAGGGCATACAGTAATGTTTAGTCCAAGTTCTTGCAATACTTCTTTTCTACTTTTCCCCGTACCAAGCTCTCGCACCTCAACGTCGTGCGGCAATATATGTTCTGCCTTCTCGTAATTATTGTTTTTAATCCAGTTCACATAAGAGTCTAAACCTACTCCGTGGTTTTCATAGTAATCGATTAAACGAATCTCTTTGCCAACAACCTGGGCAACCCATATAGCCGTAGAGTCTCCAACACCCAAATCCCACGATGTGTACATTCTTGCAAGGTCATCTCTAGCAAAGGCTTGGAACCTAGTGGGATCTAGCCCGTTCAATATAGCCCCGTAGTAAGAACCCTCAACGGCAGCGTTAAACGAACACAGAAACTCCTGAGCAAACTTGTCAGCCCCCATCTCTCGCTCGGCTGCCTTTAATTCCGATTCTGGAATAAGTTTGGTCTCGTCTGCTCGATACTCTAAGAGCGACCAGCCTTCTTCCTTCTCTGCTCGATCTCTCAGGTCTTTAAAGTGATTAGCCCCTTTAGGCGTGCCAATGAACAGCGCCCAGCCAAGTCTGTCTGACAGGGCGGGTCTGACGATCTCGTTCCATATCTTTGGGTTTTGATCCCCGATCTCATCTAAGACGACGCCATCAAAGTATTGGCCACGGAGAGAGTCTGGGTTGTCTGAGCCGTAGAGTTGAATGCGTTTATCAAAGAAGTCCACCCGAAGCTCTGAGATGTTCCGTGTTACCGAGGGGATGGGTTCCGTGTACTTGACCAGATAATCCCACGCCACCCGCTTGGCTTGACCATAGGTGGGGGCAATGTAGGCGTATCTAGCGTTCTCCTTCTGATTGAGAACCGAACACTTTATTAGATGATTTAGAGCCGCTACAGTCTTGCCAAAGCGTCTGTGGCACACGGCGACCACGAATCGGTTTTCGTCTAGCTTCTTGTGTAACTCTAACTGTTGCGGTCTTGGTGCGTAGTCGATCTCTACTGAGGTTGTTTCCACGCAAATTCCATTTTGATTGGCCCGCTATCTGTTCCGGTGTGCTCAGTCCTTGCTAGCTTAGGAATGTGGTACTCAATCGCCTTTAGATAAATATCACACGCCTTCTCTGGGCTTGTAGCTGCGACCGCTGTGAGCCACTCATTAAACTTATCAGCGTTCTCGTCTGCCATCTTTGCGATAGCCTCTCTGACGATTGCCGTGGACTTGTTTGGGCTTCCTTTTGGCCTGCCCATTCCGGCATTGGGCGGTAAGCCTTTTTCTGTATTTTCCTCTATTTTACTGACTTCCATTTCCGAGTCCTCTAAGGTTGTTCGGTGAGTGTTGCTATATTACAACACTATTCTTCTTGTCCAAGTAGCCCCGCGGCTGGTAAAGCGGGAGTTGCGCCAAACATCTTGTCGCCAAACTTCTTAAATAACTCTTTTCTTTCTTCTGGCGTTGCATAAAAATAAATTTTATCTATGCCTTGTTTTTTTAGATAGTTTAAAGATTTTTCTGGAATGTTTGACGGAACGATTGCGCCTTCAAATTCTGAAACGCTTACAGCTCGTTGAGGCTTAATTTCAAAGTATTCGGTCGGCATTTTTTGTAACTTTTTAATAAATAATCCAATGTCAGCTTTAAGTTCGTCTGGTGCGCCAACCTTAAACCTATCTATTAAATTTACATTTTTTGCCTGTCCAATATCGTAAAGCACATCCGCTGCTTTGTAACCATAACCAGACTGGTCTCCAAGCTCAGAAATTCTGTCAGAAAGGTTTGCATACGCTTCGTTAATTTCATCTTTAACTTTTTTAAACTGTTCTTGTGGAACAATTTTTTCCCTAGATGCTTTAATTTGGTCAAGTTTTTTAAACTTTGGCGTAGCAACCGCACGAAGATTTCCAACCCCATAATTTATACCTTCTGACCCTGCTCCGCCTTTCATGCTTTTAACAAGGTTTTCAAGATTTGCTTCAGCGTATTTTTTGTTGCCTAAGTTAGAAAATCCTTTAAACAGGCGTTCTTTAACATTTATACCAGCCTCCGGTAAGCGATCTTCAAAGCTGGCAACCCAGTTTTTATATTCCTGCCAATTTTCGTCAACTTTTTTGCCAATATCTCTAGAAAAATCCCAATCGTCTTTAAAATTTTTACGGTCTGGAAGCGATCCTTTTTCCTTTAAAAATTTTGCCCGCATAAGATCGCTAAATTCACGATTTTCCCAATCATCCATAAGGTTATATAAACTGCCAGACCTAACATCGCCCTTTACATCGCCAAACATTTTTTGTAAATTTTTTTCTGATTTGCTATCAAATGTATAAGAAATTTTTGGCGCTCTAGCTGTGTACGCATCAAACCCAAAAACTGGATTCTTTGCTGACGGCACAGCCATTTCTTTGCTTCCAATTAAAGAAATATCTCCAAACCCCGCAAGCGGATTTTCTACATTAGAAACGGCTAAAGAAGGAACCGGCATCCCACCAGATTTTTCAACCTTGCTCAATTTTTCTGGGCTTATGTTGTGATGCACAATTAACTCTTGCCCTGCGGGGACTCCTTCAACAAAAGATTCTCTAATAGATTGTTGTGGGGTTGTAGGAACAAACGCCCCAAAACTTCTGCCACCAGGTGCGTTTGCTTCTTGTAGCATCTTCATATACGAACTCATTAAATCTGAAGATATTTTTTGACCCGAATCCGCAAGAACTTTTGCGCCAGGAACGCCGCCTGTTATTAAACCCACCAAGTCTGCAACCTCTGGCTTACGGCCAGTTTTGACCTGGGGAATCATTGAGCCTGTGCCTTGTGGCGGCATGGTAAATGGTGAGTTGCCGTAAGACAGATTCTCTATTGTCTGGGATGACGGCAGCGCAAGCATTCTCATCAACCCCATTACATCTAAACTTTCAGGCAAAAATTCGGGCTTTTCTTTTTCCAAAAACCTCATAAAGTTAGCCATCCCGCCCAGAAGTCTATTCTGGGGAATAGCAGAAATGCTTGGCTGACCGTAGAGTTCTTCGTCCATTTATTTCTTCGCTGCTCTCATATTGTCAACCAAATTCGGGTAGGGCCTACCGCTAGACTTAGCCATTGCCTTTGCTGACTTCTTTTCTTTCTTAGATAAGGGGTCAGGCTTGCCAAGTGATTTAGGTCTGGGCTTGTTCCAAATGGCTTTCATGCCAATCCTTTGTCAAAATTACCTTCAAAGCATCTACGGCTCTAGGGGTTCTAAATATAACCTCTTTAGGTGCGTTCTTCTCAAGAAGCTCTCGACCGACCTCAGATAGTTCGTATGCAATTTCAGTAAGTATAAACTTATCTTTCCAGTTTAGGTACCAGTGCCAATCTGTATAGTATAAAAATGAGTTTTCGTTAAACGCTCTTACATGTGTTGGGTCTTGCCACGCACCCAAAGATAAATCATAGGGAACGTGGATGTGCATCTCACCTTTGGGCTTTAGTAGTCTTTTGCAATTTGTCATTGCGGTTACTAAATCTTGGATGTGCTCTAAGACATCGTTGGCGATGATCTTGTCAAACATCTCATCCTCTACCTTATAGACTCCCAGTCGGGTGTGGATTTCTTCTCCCCACGGAACCTTGCAAATATCTAACAGCCAGTCAGGGTTCTTGGCTTCTTGGATGTCGGCGTTTATACAATCTTTACGCCAGTCTTTACCGTTGCCTAAGTTTAGATATAAGGGCATCTATGTTGTCCGAACATAACAATGGGATCAGGCTGTTTATCTCTTTATCGGATAACTCCCACCAGGGGTTTTCTAGCAAGGCTTTTGTTTGCTCATCAGTAAACCGCTTCTTTACAACCCTGGCTGGATTCCCAGCGGCTATACAGTAATCTGGGACATCCTTTGTAACCACGCTACAAGCCGCTATAACGGCTCCGTTGCCAATCGTAACGCCAGACATGATTGTAGACTTGGCACCGATCCACACATCGTTTTTAATGACTACATCGCCCTTTGTAGCTGGGTGGCCAGAGTTCTCATAAGGAAACACCTCTGTGTGAATGTGGCCAAACGGAAAGGTTGTAGCCCAGTCCGTTCTATGGTTTCCACCTAAAAAAACATCAACCCCGTAAGCAATGCTGCAAAAGTCACCAATGTGGCACTTACCGTCGTTGCCCCACCCCATCAGGTTTGGGCTGCCGTATGTGTGTCTCAATTACAGCAGGCCGCGTCCACGAAGGCCCATCATAATTTGCTGCAACATCTGGGGGTTCATGCCGCCAAAGCTGGGCTGGGCATTGTTAAATCCCATCTGTCCACCCATCTGGCCCATATTAAACTGCCCACTCAGATAAGGGTTGCTAACAGGCATCTGGGGTTGAGTGTACTCACCAGTCTGCTCGTTAAAGTAGGGCGTTCCACCGGCGTACATCATGTCTTGACCAAACCTAGAGCCAAGGTTAGCCATTGGGTTTGCGTTAGCCATTGCCTGCTGTGGCAGTTGAGGCATTGTGGAATTTTGACCAAACGCCTGTGGAGGCATTTGAGGCATCTGACCAAAAGCCTGTTGAGGCATCTGTGACATTTGTCCAAAAGCCTGGGGGGGCATCTGAGCGTTTTGACCAAAGGCCTGCGAAGGCATAGACGGGCTGGGTGTAAAGCCGCTTTGAGCAAAACCAGGGGGAGTACCGCTAAATTTACCGTTCATTTTTTCTTCACCTTTGTGGGTAGGTTTTTCAAGGACTTGGTTTCTCTTACAAACTCCTCGGCAACCTGGGTTGGGATACCAATCTTCTTCCCAAGGCGCTTACTGCCGGTTACGGCGTACATAAGTTTAGCCTGAGCTTTACTCTTCGCTGGCATCTTCTTCTCCCAGTTCCTCTACTGTTTCCCATGCTAAACAAGTGTTTTCTGGGGCGCAAGAGAATTCCCAAATCTTACAAAACCCGCTGCCCTCCTCTAAACCGCAGGCAACCATATCGTCGCCCTGGTCAAAGTATTCGCAGGTTCCACAGCTCATGCGTTTATCTATGGCTTCTCCGTACTCAGCCTTCAAGATGGCTTTACGTTTGTTGCCCTTGTTAACAGTCTTGTCTTGCAAGGCAAGTGGGCATTCCATCTCAGGCTCTAACAGACCGCCTTCCTTTTCTTTGTGCTCTTTCCCCTCGCCGAGCAAGCCAATCATGATCTTCATTTCTTGGGTGCGTACTTACCTGGTTGCTTTTTCTTCTTCATGGTTCTCTCCAAAAAAGTTGTTAAACATATCTGGTCGGTGTAAAGCGATCCAGGTCTTTGCGTCATTGATACACTTCTTAACGTCTGTGCCGCAAGTCTGGCTTCCAACATGGTGAACATAAGACACCGAGACAAAGTGTCTCAGCCCTAATTGTGCCATGTCAAGACATTGTATATCGTCTGAAAACCAATTAACAGAGGGAAAATTTATCCAGTTATCTCTGTGAATATAGGCAAAGATTGGCGCGATAATCTCCTGCTCGACAATAGAATTCTCAGACTCAAACCTGAGAAACTTTAGAGTCCCCTCACCACATCTAATGTTTTGCACCCCCCTAGCAAAGTCACTTCTTGCTGCAACGTACCCAACATCTTTAATCTTTTTTTGTAGCAGACGAACATCCTTCTCTAGTGTTGCCCAAGAATATGGTGTCAAGACTATATCGTCGTTAGCTATCACAACTTCTTCATGATTTTCAAAGGCAACGGACATCGCTTCGTTGTACGAATCCCCAAAGTTAGTTCCGTTGTTTTTT